GGTGCCAAGCGACAAGCAACATGCTGTCCTGGATGCCGCTAGGCAAGTCGGCCTTCAGCGCAATATTTCCGTCATCGCCATGGAATCCGGAGTGTCCAGGGGCGCGATCTACCTTTGGTTCAAGGATGATCCAGAGTTCAAGAAGGCGTGGGACGACATTCCGCGTGAGATGCTCGGCAATCACATGCCTGGCATCTACTCAGCCTTGGTTAAGAAATGCGAGATGGGCGACGTTCAGGCTATCAAGCTGGCGATGGAGTTGACCGGCAAATACACTCCCGCCGTGCAGCGCCTTGAGGTCAAGCATGAAGGAAAGATTGATTTCTCGGTGCTGAATGACGGAGATCTCCAAGGACTTGAAGGCATTGCTTCCAAGCTCGCTGAGCGGGCTAGAAGCGTTGCTCCGCCAGATCTCAGCCGAGAAGGGCCGCCGTCACCTAATTGATTTCGTCCGCGAAGCGTGGGCGATTCTTATTCCCTACCAGCCGCTCGTAGAGCATTTCGCATTTGGCGCAGTCTGTGAACATCTCGAGGCCGTCACTCGAGGCCAGATCAAAAACCTCATCATGAACGTTCCGCCTGGCATGGCGAAGTCTACACTTACCGCCGTGCTGTGGCCGTGTTGGGAATGGATCTTCCAGCCTTCGGTACGCTGGCTGTTCGCTACGTACTCTCTGGACTTGACCTATCGTGACGCTCGACGCCGGCGCGACCTCATCGCGGAGAAGTGGTACAGGGATCGTTGGGGCACTTCCTACAGCATGATCGGTACGGGCGTGGAGTTCGTTCAGAACGATAAGCAAGGCTACATGTTCTCCACTAGCACGGGAGGGCAGACAACCGGCTGGCGAGGCGATAGGCTTGTACTTGACGATCCGCAGGACCCTAAGGGTGCTGAGAGCGACGTGAAGCGGGAAAGCACGATCGAATGGCTTACGCGGACTTGGCCTACCCGCATTGACCAGGTATCCAAGTATTCCGCCAAGGTGCTGATTCAGCAGCGCCTACACGAAATGGACGCTACCGGGCTCTACCTCAAGAGCGGCGATTGGACACACCTGAAGATTCCCCTTGAGTACACAGGCACCACGTACAGCACTCCAATCTATACCGATCCGCGCAAGGTTGTAGGCGAGACGATCAGCGCGGATATCTACCCGCTCAAGGCAACCGAAAGCCTGAAGAAAACCCTTGGGCCTTACGGCACGGCCGGCCAGCTCCAGCAAGAGCCCGCGCCCATGGAAGGCGGCCTAATCAAGCGTGCTTGGATCAGACACTACGAAGACGATAAGGCGCAAAAGCGGCTCATCATCCGTGAAGCCAACGGTGACGTGGAGTATTCCATTGACCCGTGGAACTGTCTGCGCTTCTGCACGGTGGATCCGGCCATTACCGAGAAGGACCTAGAAAGCCAGCTTGATCCGGACTATACCATCATGGCTTCGTGGGCCGTGTTCCAATCCACTCGCGGCCCCATGGTGCTGCTGCTAGACCTGATCCGCGAACGCATGGAGGGGCCTGAGATCATCTCTAGGCTTGAAGCCTTCCACGCTCATTGGAAGTTCGCCGTGATCGGCGTTGAGTCCATCGCTTTCCAGAAGATGATCGTGCAGTACGCGAAGCGCAAGGCTTTGCCCGTGCGCGAGATCGGACAGAAGGAAGATTCGCTCTATCGAATTGACAAGGATAAGACTTCCAGAGCCTTGAGCGCGACTCCGCTGATGGCGGATCGGCTGTTCTACGTCCCAACCTATGCCTCCTGGCTAGGGGATTACATCAACGAATTGATTCTATTCCCCAATGCCGCCCACGATGACCAGATGGACGTAACCGCTTATGCGGTTGCCATTGCCCAAAAGCTCAAGGCATGGCAAAATACTACAAGTGAGTCTGCCTACAAAGCTCCGCCTCGGAACCATGAGGACCGTAATGGTATGGGGAATCCGATGGACAGGCTCATGATTAATCCGTAGGAGTATCGAGGGGAAACAGAATGGCCGCATCTGGAGCGATTAGCCCGCTACTACAAGCCAGCGTTTCAGATCAGCTCTACGGCTATGCCTTGAGCAGCGCCTACCGTCGCGCCTTCGTCTACGACCCATCATATGCGCTGAGCAAAGAACCCGACATTTGGGAAATCGTCCGCTCTGATGTGGGCTTCTCCGCCAGCATCGACCGCTACACCAATCAGGTTACGAAGCCTTGGCATGTGGAAGCGGCTAAGAAGTCTAAGGAAGAAAAAGACCAGCAGTATGCCGAGATCGTTAGCGATGCGATCGGGCAGATTTACGACTTCGACAATGCGCGTAGAGTCATGAGCGAGGCGGCTTTCCTTGGCCGGCGCTATTCCTTCATCGAGAGCGAGCGGCGCTACGTCTCCCTTGGCGGCGAAGCGGAGATGGAATGGATTGTGCCCACGGTCCTGAAGGATATTGACCGTAGGCGTTTCCGCTGGGTGCCCGTGGAGAGCAACGGCGTCCGTACCACCAAGCTTAGCTTCTTCAGCACGGTCCGCAATCAATGGGAGGATGTGTCTCCTGAGTTCCGCAAGGCGCTCATTGAGTTCATCTGGTACAACACCGAGGACCGCGTAGGCTACGGCCGCGGCTGGCTAGAGTCGATCTACTTCGCCCACTACATGAAAACCAATACCGTCATGAAGATGCAGGACGGTATCGACCGTTGGGCTAAGGGCATCTGGCTGGGGAAACTGGACGGGCTACGCAACGCCAGTACGGGCACCACCAATAGCGATATGGTCGAAGGCATGAAGGCCATGCTTCGCTCCATGCGTAACGATAACATCGGCATCATCGAGAACGTGGACGATATCCAAGTGATCGAGAGTACGGGCACGGGCCACCAAATGACCATGGAGGCTATCCACTACTGGGATGATTCAGTGGAGCGCCTAGTGAACGGATCTACGCGTCCTACGGGCTTGGGAGGGTCGAAGACGGGGGCGCGGGCTCAAGCGGAGACGGAAGAGGATTCTAGCGAAGCCCACTATCAGCCGGCGCGGGATACGGGCGATGCGGTCATTAACCGGGATCTCATTGGCTGGTTTATCTCTCAGCCGCTCAATCGGGAGAACTTGCGGAAGCTTGGATGCGCCGATGCCAAGCGCCCAGTGTTCCACTCGAGGCAGGAGAAGAAAGAGGCTATCGCGGATATCCTCGCGTCCGCTCAGATGTTCATGTCTCAGGGCCTTCCGCTCATTGAGCAGGAAGTGTATGAGCGGGCTGGCGGCTGGGGTGTGCCTGGCCCTGATGACAAGGTGGTTAGCGGCAAGATGCCCATGGGCGCTGACGATATGATCGGGGATCTTGGCGACCCTGACAGCGTGAACGCCAATGCGCAGAAGAACATTGACGCCGATCGTAAGGCCAAGAACAAACCTAAGCCTAAGGCGAAGATGAGCGAGGACATTGAGGCTAGATTTGACGCCATGCAGGAGGCTATCTCAAAGCAGCCCATCCATATCCACATCCCAACGAATCCGGAAACCGTCAAGGACGCGATTGATAAGCGTATCGTGTCCAGCTTGAAGAGGAAGAAAAATGCAGGACGATGAGGTTAAGGACGAGATCGCCGAGCTTGTAGACGCGAGACTAAGGGACATCGTCTCGGAGCGTGTCGCCAAGTTCAGCGAGGATGATTTACTCAGCCTGATCGACAAGGCCATCAATCGGCGCAAGATGGCTATGCAGATCAATCCTACGTTCAACGTCCCAAAGGGTGAGCCGCCCGTGGCTCAGTTCTCCATGCCCCCCATGGAGCCGCGCATTAACATCGTGAACCCAGACAACGCGGATGTGCTGGTGTCGATCTCGTCGGCGCTGGATAGGATCATGTTGCACCTGAACGAGCTTAAAGCTCCTAAGCGTGTGGTGGTGGAACGTGACGCTCAGGGCTTTATCAAGTCCTGTACCATTGAACGTATTGGGCGGTAGCCGTGCAGGATCTTGACCTACCTATCGGGGGAGCGGGGAGTGCAACCTCCGCTGAAGTCCAAACCGCTTCAGCGGCGGCGACATCAGCGGATGCCCATGCCGCGACTGCCTCCGCCGCTGTAAGCACTCTATCTATTGCCGTCTCCGTGGGCGATGCCGCCTTGAGCTTGCGGATTGATGGGGTTGGAGGCGGCAGCGTAACATCCGCGAAAGTCGCTACGGCATCCGCCGCCGCCACATCCGCTGATGGGCATGCCGCAGCCGCTTCCGCTGCCGTGTCCGTTCTGTCATTGGCTGTATCCGTTGTGAATGCCCATGCGAGCGTGGCTAGTGCCGCTGCCTCTGCCGCTGATTCCCATGCGTCTATCGCCTCTGCCGCCGCTACGTCTGCGGATGCTCACGCCTCTATCGCGTCCGCAGCCGTATCTACTCTATCCCTTGCGGTATCGGCGGCTGAGGCGCATGCGAGTATCGCCAGCGCGGCTGTCTCTACGCTGTCCTTGGCCGTGTCCGCTGCCGCAGCCGCCGCGAGCGCGGCAAGCGCCGCCGCAGCCGCCGCTAACTCCGTGCTGTCGCTCGCTATTTCAGTCGCGGACGCTCATGCCTCAGCCGCATCCGCGGCGGCGACGTCCGCTGACGCACACGCAGCCGCCGCCAGCGCCGCGGCCACCTCACTAGGTAATCTGGTATCAGCCCACAACATTCAGAATCTAATCGTGTCCATCGCTAACGTGATTTCGACTCCTACCACACTAGCGAGCGCGGACGCGGCTATCAGCGGACTTGCCGCCAGCATGGGCGCGTCTGGGATGTACGCCATTGACGCTATGCTGCTATACACCACCTCAGCCGCGCAGCCGATCAGGTTTGGAGCTTCGTATCCTGCCGTAGTCAATGCCGCCCTCAATGCCCAAACCCTTGTGGCCGTAGTTACCGCGAACGGCTCGATTACTCAGTCCACGGTCAACCTCGCTAATGGCTGGGTGATTGACGGAGGTGGGATCAACTCAACCTTGCTATCCCTGGCGGGGCTCGCCGGGCC